TTTGGCATTTTTATTGCGCACTGTTTTACCCTTTGTAGGGCTTTCAGTAGGTGTCACATGCTTAGATCGATCCCCACCATCGTGTTTTTCAGGGCTAAGAGCGATTTCCAGCGGCCACTCTTTGTTTAAACGTTTTAGCAAAGCTTGCCGCGAAATACCAATTTCTTGCGCCCAATCTGCAGCGCACATTGTTTTCCCGTCAAAAGTATAAAGCCTTGTGGCATTTTTGCCGCCACGGTTACGTGCTTGCTCCTTACGTGTTGCCCATCGACAATTCTCTTTGGTATAGTTACCATCATTATTAATCCGATCTATTTCCATTTTTGGCATAGGCATTTTCCCCATGTCTGCAAAAAAATTCTCAAATTTGTCCCAATTTTCTTGATAGGTAATTCCACGCCCCCCATAACGGTGGTAATTTTTAAAATTTTTATTATTACATCTTTGTTTCATAGCGCCCCAGCTAACATACTCTGCTGTTTTGGAATGCCCATGTGTTACCGCACGGCAATCAATACAGATTATGCGCGAAGAGCGTTTTAGGGAACGAATCATCTCGGATTTGGCACGTGTAAAAAATTGCCCACAAATTTCGCAGTTTGCTGAAAGACGGGTAGGTGACATGGCTGTAAAATAAGGGGAGTGTTTCGGAGGCCCCTGTCGAATCTTACCATAAGACAGGGTGACATAGGGTATCAGTTCTACCTCAGTCAATCGGCAGCCCATGATGATAGATCGCCCCGTGCTAAAGAGCACGTTGGTGACTGTCGCATCAGGCCAATCCTTTGCTACCAGCCTTATCCCTACGGCTGTTGGTAACTCAACTCAAATTATTGACGTAAACACAGCTGGCACGGATAATTCAATTAGTGGTGCATATATTGATGAGATTTGGTTCCAATATAGCCAATTTTCCAATAACTACTTTGCGCCTGTCACTGGCTCGGGTGGTACCTATTCTCAGTCGGGCACGGCTGTTACAATTACTTACGCCAACCATAACCTTCAAGTTGGGCAAAAAGTTTACCTCGATTACACAAGTGGTACCGGCGTAGATGAAATTATTACCGTTACATCAATTACGGCAAATACTTTTGTTGGTGTCAGCGCATCAACGTTGACCACCAGTGGTAACGTAACCTTCTATCCCCCCACGGATTTTTGTTTTTATCTGGTCAATGCGAGCAGTATTACCAGCACTAATCAATTTTTCCCCCTATTCACTGTAAGTATTCCCAGTATCGCAGCAAACACAAATTATAGCCTAACGCTTAATGCTATTCTTCCTTTGGTGAATCAACCCGTTGTTCATGGTGGTGCAAATTTTACCAGCACGAATAGCACCGTATCGCCAAAAACCAGGGGGTTGCTGATTGGTAATGGCTCTTCCCTGTATGTCTCCGTGGGAGGTACCACAGCGCTGACCAATGGTTTCTATGTTAACCTCCAGGGCGGCTACTATTGATGTATTGCCATGGCTCGATTTAACGGGTTTACAGGCAACTTTGATAAAAGCGTAAACAAAGGTTTCAATAGTCCTGGGGACAAGATATCTGCATTGAGTAATTACGGGGTAGCAGATAATCCGTTTAAGTTTACCCCACAAAAAGATGATTTTAAGAGTCGCATTCGTTTCTACGATAGGGACTCCTTGTGGGCACGTTGGCGTCGGGGTTATGAAATTTACACAGTGATGCAAAGTGTATTTGCATCGGGTGCAACCAAGCGGGCGGATATAGGTGATTACAGATCTTATTGCGCTTTTCAACAATATCCTGGAGTATTTATTCCGGCAAGGATTTTTGCTTACCCAAGTTCTTCTGTGGAGACCGGAGAGCACATTGTAGCGATGCGGGACGCCAATGCATTAAATTTTTATGATTTTGGATTGCCAATTCTGGGGGTACGTTACCTTGGGGATGCCGCTGTAGTACCTTATTCGCAATCAGGATTTGCAATTACGGTTTCATACCCCAACCATGGTTACCAACTTGGGGACAACATCTATTTGTCATTCTTGAGTGGCACAAGTACCACGGCAACTTTGGCAATTGTTTCAAAAACGGCTAATTCATTTACTTGTACAGCAGCAATAAGTGCCACAACAGTTGGCAATGTCTCGGCGGCATTATCTACTACATTTTCCGATTCTCGTTGGACTGAAATAAGAGCACGCCTACGTTATTTACCCACTCCGAGTAACTCCCTTATTGGTGAGCGAATAACTGACCGCATTGAAGAAGCTGATCCGGGGCTTTCAGCTACATATTCAAGAATAGGTAGCACGGTAACGGTCACGTGCTCTACGCCCCATGGCTTAGCTACCGGAAACGAAATTCGTCTAAACACAACAACTGGTAATGCCATTGCTAGTATTTACCCGATCACTGTAACTTCAAGTGTTGCTTTTACGCTTACAACAATTGAAACTGGATCTACCAGCGGCGTGGCAACCGTTTACCGGTTGATTGAAAAGTATAATTACACGGATTACGTAGGTTACACGGTAAAAGCACTGGACATAACAAATAATGAAATTATCTGCCAACGTGGGTATAGCTATGGGGCCACCACTACGAATACCGTTACGGATGTTGTAGTTCCGGCACATCGTGGATTTGCTGTTGGCAATTTTCTTACTACGGAATTGCGATACCAGTGCACTTGCCCGGATTACACGAGGAGGGAATCCTACGACCTTTACAGCAGTAACACAAAAAATAGATTTCCAGAAAGCGCCATTACATCCGTCAAACCGGGTACCCTATTGAATAAAGACGATACAACAACAAATCTCCGGGAAAACATCGGTGTTTTCAGTGATTTGGGCTACATAACAAGCGGTAATTTTTACCAACTTCCTGATTATGGGGATAAAGAGGAAACCTGCTACACCGGATTGCAGTATTACCAACTTAGGTGGTGCAAACATATTTATGCATCTTTCTTTTCCTTGGCACACGAAGAAGGTAGTGCCCCGCTTAATATTTCTGGTTCCTTCAGTCAAACAGCGAGCACCAACGTAGTTATTACCGCTTTAGGGCATGGATTAACAGTTAACACAAAAGTACAACTTGTGGTCACCAGTGGGGCAGTCTTAAGCGGTCAATATTCGGTTAGCAGCGTACAAGATAGCAATACTTTTACTATTGCTTATCCCTATACCCAAACCACCTCTGGTTATTGTTCTGTTCAAAATTTAAAACAACATGATTATGTTTCATCTTGGTTAAAGGAACCGAGCGATCATCCAGTTGGCGATGGTGCTGACTTGTTCTATGAAAATTTAAGAAAAGAGCATACACGTGTTAGGCAGGGTGCTGAGCGTTTGGCTATGTTAAGAATGGGCAAGGACTGGAGGGGATCTGCACAAGCAAAAGATTTCAAGAATCAACCGCAATCTATCGGAAATTATCAACCTTATCTCCTTACCTCCCTGTTAACAGATAATGTGCAACGTGATGCCAAGGGAAATATTGTCAGCGCAGATGGAACCATTCAAAACAGCACACAGCGTTTGATTTCTGTTGTCAGTAAAGTTGTAAACCTTAACCCAACATTAATTGTTAGCACTAAATTTGGATTTCTAAATGAGCCTTTAATTAACTACACAAACGACTATCAATTCGGCTTGATAGATGCTGGTCAATATTTAAATGGGGTGACCATGGACCCCCTGAATACCTTTGTAACGGCGGGATCCTTTATCATCGGATCTTGGTATATTATTGATACGGTTGGAGATACGGATTTTACTGCCATTGGAGCCGCTTCCAATGCTCAATACATAGAATTTCAAGCCACTGGTGTTGGAACTGGCACTGGAATAGCTATTGCAATGAGTACAATAGATTGCGGAACCTATGATCCTCTTACGGCCCAACCCACCGTAATTGATTGCGGTACTTACGATTAATAACATTTTGTCATGACCGAACAAATTCTTAATCGGCGTTCTTCGCTTCTATATGACCGCCCACTGCCGACACGGATGGGGTCAGCGGAAATCGCTGTAAACAATAATCCTGGGGACCCAGGTATTTACTTTGCCGATAACACAGCAGCGCCCAGTACAGGGCTCATCAAGGCCGGTCCCACCTTTGTCGGGAGCACCGCGCCCAACTTGCTCCCAACAGGCCATACAGGTCTTTCCAAGGGGGAATCCTGGCTAGATACAGTAAGCACCCATATTTTCAAAATTTATGACGGTTCTGCCTGGCAAACCAACAAAGCAGTGGCTTCTATTTTTATAGGTAAACCATCAAATCCGGTCGACGGACAACTGCACTACGATAAAACGTTGAGCGCACTGTATATTTATGACACCGCAACAACGACTTGGTTGGCAATTTAATTGGTTAATCCACCGGTTCGTATCAGATAATCCAAGATACGATCTAATTTTTTATGTACAGACTCCATTTCCCGCCGAAAATCTTCTTTCAGTACATAATCTCGGATGACACGGTCCTCCAAGGTATCTAAATCATCCTCAATTCGTTCCAAGCGGCGATCAATTTTATTTTGAAAGCCGGAGAAAGCCCTGGTGATACCGGTAAATGCACCGATGGCCCCGGAAGCAGCTGCAAAGATAATGTCCAGGCCCACGTTAAACTAAATATGCTCCCTTTATTCTAATGGATTCAACAACTTAGAATAAACCAAGAAAGAAGCAATGGTGTGACGGCTACCTACGATCCCAATATAGTAGGTGCAATCGAAGCACTTGTTGACTTGATGTCTGGTAATGGCTTTGCAATGACACGCGAACCGTATGCACCTAATTATCGTGGTCTTGTTGACGCCATAATCGATCTCAAGGAGGGTTTTCCTATCTATGTTGCTCCGGTCGTAGGATTTAAGGTAACAGCTGGTCAAACAATATCACAGGGTTCTGCTGTTTATTTAGATCACACGACCGGCCAAGCTTATTTGGCAATTGCCAATGGAACCGAGGAACAAGCACATGTTGCAGGTTTCGCCAATCAAACACAGACTGCGGGGAATTTGATACAAATCCTGGTGGCAGGTATTTTAGGGACCTCAGGCCTTAGCGTGGGTAGTCATTATTACCTTTCCGCAAGCACTGCCGGTTTAGTAACAACAACCCCTCCTAGCGGGGCCGGAAAATATGTGGTGAGTGTAGGACAAGCGGTGACAGCGGTGCAATTATCTATTCAACTTACCCCATCAATTAAATTGAGTTAACCATGGCAACCAGAAAGTCAATTGCCCTGGTCAGCGGATTGCTCCAGGAAGTTAATACCCCAACAGACAAGCTTGACTTAGCGGGCAATACAACAACCGACCTTCTTGAAGGTACTAATCTTTATTACACAAATGCTCGGGTATTCGGCGCTCTATCGGTAAGTAATAACGGCACAGGATATGGATCCTTAGCGTACAACACTTTAACCGGATTATTCACTTACACCGTTGTTACTGACTCCAATATCCGTGGCAGCCTGAGCATTGCTTCAGGCTCAGGGTTGACATATAACAGTTCGACGGGGGAATTCGGAACCAGCGCAATACCCAACTCCCAGCTTGCCAACAGCTCCATAACGATTGGTAGTAGTTCCGTTTCTTTGGGGGGAACTGTTGGTACAATTACCGGTCTCACAAGTCTTACCGCTACAACAGTAATAGGCAGCACCAACGTCATTTCGGGTGCGGCTGGTGCAGCAAATAGCATCACCCTTGGTAGCACCGGTATCATCTTTGAAGGTGCAACTGCTGACGCAAACAAAACAACACTTAGCGTTGTAGATCCCACTGGTACACGTTCAATCCTGTTACCAGACGCCAGCGGTACCCTGGCATTGTTGAACTCAATCTCTGTTGCCAATAGCGGTACGGGTTTTGGCAGTCTTAGCTACAACAGCAGTACCGGTACGATCACGTACAATGTAGTCACTTCGGACAATATCCGAGGGGTTCTTTCCGCTTCTACAACAGGTACGGGGTATGGTTCGCTTACTTACAGCAGCTCGACTGGTAATTACGATTTTGCTGTTGTTACTGATGCCAATATTCGTGGAAGTCTCAGCGTCGCTGTAGGCTCAGGTTTAACTTATAGCTCCAGCACAGGTATATTTGGCACCAGTGCAATTCCAAACAGCCAGTTAGCAAACTCCAATGTCCAAATTGGCAGCACTTCGATAGCACTTGGGGGCAGCACTAATACTGTTGCTGGGCTTACCTCCCTTACGGCAACTAGCCTCTATGGGGGTACGTTGGGTGCCGCTAATTCAATATATCTTGATGGCACTGCAAGCGCTCTTGTATTCCAAGGCAGCGTTGCTAGTGCAAACACAACAAAAATTGTAGTCACCAATCCGACCGCTGCACGAACGGTAACCCTTCAGGACGCATCAGGAACGGCCGCATTAAGTACCAATAACCTTTCATTTTTTTCAGCAACAACCTCTTCACAACTGGCGGGTGTAATAAGCGATGAAACCGGTTCGGGATCACTTGTTTTTGCTTCTTCGCCATCACTAATCACACCGACAATCGGGAGTGCGGGGGCAAACTTCAGTGGTGCTACATCCGGCACAACAATTTTATTGGCTTCAGCAACAGCATCAGGTTCTCTGACGCTTCCTGCTGCTACGGATACGCTAATTGGAAAGGCAACAACGGATACTTTAACCAATAAAACAATTGATACGGCTGCAACGGGGAACGTACTAAAGGTTAATGGAACCAGTCTTACTGCTGTAACAGGTACGGGTGCTGTTGTCCTCGCCACATCGCCCACATTGACCACTCCGGTACTTGGCGTGGCGTCCGCTACCAGCATCAATAAAGTAACGATTACAGCACCAGCCACCGGTTCAACATTAACAATCGCGGATGGTAAAACCCTGACAGCGTCCAATACGCTGACATTCACTGGAACAGATGGATCAAGTATTGCATTTGGTGCCGGCGGTACAATTGCTTATCTTGGTAGTAATAATGCCTTTACTGGCGCCAATACGTTCACAAATACGACAGGACAGACTTTTCGGCAAACCTCAACACAGGATGGCATCATTTTAAATGGTAGGGCAGGTGGGTCCAGTAGTTATGCAGCAACCCTTACGCCTACTACATTGACAGCAAATAGAACGTTGACGATTCCAGATGAAACAGGAACTATTGCATCGCAGGACTTTGCCACTGCAATTGCAATTGCGTTAGGATAGTATTATGTCAACACAAGTACAATTCCGTAGGGGAACAACAGCTGATATCAGCGGCTTTACTGGAGCCGTTGGAGAAGTTGTTGTTGATATCACGAAGAATACCGTTGTTGTTAATAACGGTGTACAAGCGGGTGGTTTCCCCCTCTTGCGTGAGGATTGCACAAATATTGGCCTATCCCCCGGTTCCCTGGCCAGTTGTGCAGTTAGATTTGCAAATAGTGCAAACACTGGAATTTATAGTCCCGTTTTGAATTCAGTGGCGCTTGTAGCCAATGGTGTGGCAGGGCTTACAATAGATTCATCCGGTGCTATCACCATCCCTGGGAATGTTTCCATTACCGGTAATGTTTCAATTGGGGGGACGTTTACTTCCTCTGACAACCTCGCCCTTATCGTTGCTTTAGGCTGACATGGCAAATACATTCACAAGAAGTACAAAGTCCAGTTTGGTGCAGTCCACTACGGGTACCAATGAATCAAATACTGCGACTACCTTTGATATTGTTACAGCTGGTGGCTCGGCAACGCTCATTATCTTGAGTATCCTGGTTTCCAATAAAACAGGAAGCAGCGCCAATAGTAATGTGTATTTGTTGCCCAGTGGTGGTACAGGTGTTTACTTGTTGAAGAATGCTCCGGTGCCGGCGGGATCTTCTTTGGAGATGATTTCAGGTAGTAAGATCATCATGACGGCTAACGATATCCTTCGGGCAAGCTCAGATACCGCCACGGCCCTAGATGTAACCATTAGCTATCTGCAGCAGACCTAATGGCCCTCACTCAAGTTGATGCAAACCAATTGAACTCCAACGTATTTAGCGTTGTTGGTCCTTTTCGTAATCGTCTGATCAATGGTGCAATGCAAATTGCACAAAGAGGGACATCAGCTACGGTAACTGCTGGTACTACGGTTCCAACCGCAAGTACCGGTTATCCTACCGTTGATCGTTGGTATGTTTACTCCACTGGTGCGAACGTTACAGCAGCCCAAGTTTCTGGTTCTGGTGCGGTTAGAAACCGTTTGCAGATCACAGGTGCGGCTTCTGTTACAGCTGTTGGCATTGGCCAACGTATCGAAACACTCAATTCTTATGATCTTGCTGGCAGCAATGCTACTCTCAGCGTTGATCTTGCCAATTCGTTACTGACGACGGTAACCTGGACAGCGAATTATGCTACTTCAACGGATGCTTTTGGTACCGTGGGTACGGCAACTAAGACACAAATTGCTACGGGAACTTTTACGGTTTCCAGTACGGTAACGCGGTACTCAGCAAATATTGCAATTCCAGCAGCAGCTACAACTGGAATTGAAATTGTGTTTACTGTTGGTGCACAGACTAGCGGGACGTGGACAATCGGTAACGTACAGCTTGAGAGTGGATTGGTAAACAGCACTTTTGAACAACGTAGTTATCAACAGGAGCTTGGATTGTGCCAACGTTATTACCAGAAGACAAGCGCTGCTTGGATTGTAGATACGTCGCTGTTAAATCAAGCCAAGTATCATATTGTCACAATGAGAGCAACGCCAACGGCAGCTGGTGGTGGTGCAGGATATAGCTATAGTGGCAACGGTGAAGTCTTGGTTGAATCTCAAACATCCAAGGCAACAGCAAGCATTACTTACTCTGCGGAGGTTTCATAATGTATCAGCTAACAAATTCAACCAGCATCTTGCGTTTAGAAGATAACTCATTGATTCCAGCAGATGAATGTAATTCTGATTACATCATTTATTTGCAGTGGTTGGAAGAGGGGAATGAGCCTAAGCCCGACCCCGGCGTAAAACCCTATACATGGGAACAAGCAATCGAAAAACGTGATAAAGCTTTGACAGCGTCAGACTGGACGATGATTCCTGGTTGTACGGTAGATCAGCATGCATGGGCCGTTTATCGCCAAGTCCTGAGGGACATCCCGCAAACTTTTGCTAATTGCGACCCGATTGGTATTATTTGGCCGGAAAAACCTTCCACGGCTGGGCCCAATACTAAGCCAAAAGAAGAGGCCCCTGAACCAGTGGAAACTCCAGCCAACGTGGTGGCCGAACATGAAGCAGAGGTTGTGACGGTTGAGGAAGTGGCCCCGTTTCCTGCGTTGAAACCTGTAGATGTAGTGGTAGCGACGGAAGATACAGAAACCTCGGCTGTTGAAGGAATCGTTCTCGCCGTAGATATCTCTACAATCGCGTCCGCAGAAACAGTTTCAGCTACAATTGATATTACTGAAACGAAGTAACAATGGCTTATTTGGGGAACAACCTGCAGGCGGCTTACTCATCCTATCTTTTAATTGATAGCTTGAGTGCAAGTTTTAATGGCACCACAACATCATTTGCCCTTAAAGTTAACGGTGTTGCTCCTGTACCCTTCCCCCTCAACGAACAGAACGTATTGATTTCTGTTGGCGGTGTCCCGCAAAAACCGGATCCTACCGGCGCGGAAGGTTTTAAGTTTTCTGGTACCAATATTGTCTTTAGTTCTGCCCCTAAAACAGGAGAGGCTTTTTGGGGTGTTGTTCTTGCTGGCGCAGATTATGTCAATGTTGGTGTTAGTTATCCAGATGGCGCCGCTGCAACACCGAGTATTACTTTTAATTCCAACAAGACAACAGGCATTTATCTATCCGGTGTTTCTACTCTTGGATTTACAACGGCTGGTGTATTGCGTTCAACAATTGATTCAAATGGTAATCTTTCTATATTATCAGCTGGTTCCGCCACTATTCCTGCTGTTGCAGTCGGTACCGGCACTACCTACGCACCTGGTATCTATTCCCCTGGCACAGACCAAGTAGCCATCTCAACTAATGGCACGGAGCGGATGAAAATTGATAGTGCAGGTACTACAACGCTGACATCTGCTGCATCAACTGCACCATTTGTTACCAACATTAGTGCCAGCGAGGTCGCTCGCATCGACTCCGGCGGCAAGCTCTTGGTTGGTACATCTACTGCACGTACAAACTTTGCTGGGGTGACTTCGCCGTTGCTTCAAATAGAGACAGCAACAAATTCCACTAATCGCGCTATTTCCATTCTTTCTGGTAATTCTGGAGTCGCCCCACCTATCCTGATTTTTGGCAGACAAACTAGCGATACCATAGGTGGTAACACCATAGTTTCTCCTGGTCTGCAAATCGGAGGTATTGTATTCCAAGGTTCAGACGGCACTAATTTTCTACAAGCTGCAAGTATCAGCGCTTTTTCAGACGGCACCCCCGGCACCACTGATATGCCTGGCCGCCTAACGTTCTCTACTACGCCAGACGGCTTATCCGTTTCTATTGAGCGGATGAGGATTACAAATGACGGCATCATTGCATATAACCAACAAACACCTGCCGCAGTTGATACAACTGCAACATTGACTATTGCAAACCTTAAGACTGGCATTATTACCAGCACTTCAGCGGCAGCTACCGACATGACGTTGCCGACTGGTACCGATACAGACACCGGGTTTTATTCTCTCCCCAACAACCACAACTTTCAGTGGAGCGTAATTAATACAGGCCCCAGCTTGGTGCGTGTGTTAGCTAACACTGGCCACACCGTTGTGGGTTCCGGTTCTGTTGCCACTGGCACATCCGGCCGCTTTGCCTCACGTAAGTCAAGTACAAGCACCTTTGTTACTTACCGCTTGGCTTAGTAGTCACCTTCACTCCTATGCCTGACACCGATGCCTGGAACGTATACTGCGAAGCCAGACTGGATCTAAGCAACCAGGATGACGTTGGCAAAGCAGGCGCTATTGCGGCTTTGTATGCGCTGTATGCGCAAAACAATGATGGCATGAAGCGGCTTGCCGATGCCTAGTAGTCAACGCCTCTACTAGGGCGGTCTTCCATATTTGAAAACTGTCGATAAACCCCCTATAATATGGGGGCATTCATCGCCACATCATGACCGCTATTGCATCCAAAGTTGAATCCTTGATGGTTGACCTCCAGGGTAAAATCAACACCTATAACGAAACGGCTGCTACTTTGGAGAAAACCAAAGAAGAAATTATTGCTCTGCAAGGTGCTATCAATGCCCTCAAGGAACTGCAATCTGAAGAAGTTGCCACTCCCGTCATCGCTGATGTTGTTTCTTGAACACTGAGCCAATTCGTTGGTAACCATAAAAGCAAAGGTCTGGACGGTTTTTAAAAAAGAACCAAAACCGGCAGACCTTTTACCTTCTAGCATGAAGGCGGTAGTCATCAGTAACCGGGAATGGAAAAACTGTCAAATCCTCGACAAGAAAAACAATCACACCCTGGTCAAACTCCCGTTAACCCTAGGAGAGTGGTGGGTACAAGATGATTATTGGTGGGGTTTAGATGGCCGCCCAACACCATCAAAAGAACTTTCTGTCACAACAGAAGTTGGGCGGTTGCATCTACATGTACCTTATTATCAACAAAAAACAATTGAGGAAGGGGGTTATAGAAGTTCCCTCTACCTATCTTGCGCTTGTGTCGCCATGTACTTGCGACGTGAAGCGTTCCTAAATCCAGAAGAATATTACGACCGCGTACAAGAATTTGGTGGGCACGAATCCCCCTACGCTAACGTTGACCTACTACGTAGTGTAGGTATCAAGGCAACTTATTACAAAAACGGTGTCCAGGCAGATTTTAAAAGGGCAATCGATCGTTGCTCTCCCATTGTTTGCTGCGTCTTAAATGAAGGACGAATGCGAGAGGTATGTGGTGAAGGGCATTGGATTACCGTCGTGGGGTACGATGAAAATAAACGACGTTATATCGTCAATGATCCCCTCGGAAGATTTTTTCATAAAGATGGCGTATATGAACACACCAATGGGGAAGCCGTAGAGTATTCGGATATCTTCTTTCGTTATAGATGGACCGTAGAAGGATGGGCGACAGGGTGGTATATCGTTTTTGAAGGCTGGTAACCATGTTAATATCAAGCCAGTTCTCAACTTTTTATGGAATCCTTCATCGATGATCTTGCTTCTGGGTTGAAAGCACAACTGGAGGCACTGGAACAAGAGATCCGGCTGGCAGAGACGCAATTAATTGGCAAAAAAGAGGGATTCCTAAAGGTACAAGGCGCCCTGGAACTCATCGGAATCATCAAACAAAAGCAGAATCAACAAGAAAGTGAAAGCCTTCTAGCTGGTATTGAATAATACCAAATAATATACCCCCATCCGGGGTGGAAGCACTCAAGAACTGAATACAAATCACGAGCCTGCGACAAGTTTATGCACCGTAACTTGTGTTTAGAGTTTCAGGCTCTTTTATGTTCGATACAGCACACGATTACCTCGCTAATCTTGTTGTTTTAAGCCCAAAACTGGCCCGTAAACGTTTTAGGCAACACATTTTTGAGTCCTGGGGTTGGAAATGTGCTTATTGTGACTGTGATCTGAACGAAACCACAGCCACCATTGATCATATCCGTCCACGCCACAAGGGGGGCAAGAGCACCAAAGCCAACATGGCGGCTGCTTGCGTAAAATGCAACTTCCAGAAGGCATCTCGTCCAGTTTTTGATTACTACAACGAAACCCATCCGCACTACTCAGAGCAAAGAGCCAGTAAAATAAAGATGTGGGTTGAACAGCAACCGGCTCACCTACATTTAACTTCACTATCTACGGAACACGCTGTTCCTTATCTGGATCATGATAGCTACCTCTGCTGGACAGCCAGTTAACCCACAGCAAGGCAGCACGGCCCCTGTTCCTGGACAAACGCAAGCACAGGGGCAACCACAATCAAATCCTGTGCAATTTGCCAAGCAGTATGCAGCAGTTTTGCAAGATGTATTAAATCAACACAAGCAATATCGAGTTGCATCTGAATGGGATCATTTGAATAATGGCGCAGAAAGCATGGCCTTAAACGCCCCTGCACAGGCCGCTAATTACAATAGTTGATCATGGCGGACCACGCTAAGGCAAAGCGGCTTGCAAAGGCTCACCTCAAGTGCAACTGCCCAAAACGCACCCCAGACCATCCAACCAAAAGCCATGTAGTAAAGGCTTGTGAAAATGGAAAAGAAAAAATAATCCATTTTGGTCAGCAAGGGGTAAAAGGATCTCCCCATAAGGAGGGGGAATCGGAATCCTATAGAAAACGGCGTGAAAGTTTTAAGGCAAGGCATGCAGAAAACATCAAAAAAGGTAAAATGTCTGCCGCCTACTGGGCCAATCGCACCAAATGGTGACTTGGCACAACCAATAAGGTAAAATGGTGACACTGGAGAAACTTTAAATGGTTAAACCGACCGACAAAAAAGATTCCTGCTACCGCGATCTTGTACAGACGCTACGGGATAGCACCTACGTGTATAACCAAACCACCATCGTTCATTGGAATTTGATGGGTGGTAAGTTCTATTCAATTCATAAATTGACCGAGATGATTTATCAGGAGATGCAAGAAGGTATTGACACCATTGCTGAGCATATCCGCTCCCTAGACATCAGTGCTCCCCGATCGGTAGAAGACCTAACTTTTTCGTCGTTTCCAAAGTTAACGGAAGACTGCTTTGCCCAAGATAAGTTGATCGAACAACTGGCAGCAAACCACGATAAACTTGCCCTCAATTTTGAAGCCCTGGCGGCGGCTGCAGATAAAATCAACGATCAACTAACCTTGGACTTGGCCGTAGAGCGAGGTCGTGCGCACAAGAAATTCCAATGGTTGCTTAAGAGTACACTGGATTATAAATAACAATCCACCATGTCAGCCTCTCCTATTTTCACTGATACGCTGTTCTTTGCTCCCACAGCGTTAACTGCAACAGGCGTGACAGCCACCTGTGTTGCCGTAAATCAAGACAACTTTGCCCCCGTTAATTTTGGCTTCCAAGTCAATGTGACTACTATTGGCACAAGTGTTGTTGTCCGCTTTGAAGGAAGCCTGGACGGTACAAATTTTTTCAATTTGGCGGCATCTGATACAACCATTTCCAGCAATGGAACCACTGGCTATAGTTTTTCCAATTTTCCGCTTAGAGCAATCCGGGGTAGGCTTGTGACGATTAACACTGGGACGCCTACCGTAGCGTTCATCATGTCCGCAAAATAGATCATGAGTTACTTCGAGAGTTATCAGCAAACCGCATTATTTAATTTCCCTGCGTTAACAACTCCTGGAGTAACAGATGCCGTAGACGTTTACACCGTCAATTACTTGTCAACTCGAAATTACACATTAATTGCTACGGTTACAAATATTGATACCTCTATAGTTGTGCGTTTAGATGGCAGCGTAGATGGAACTAATTTTGGCGCAATGATTTCCAATTCAATAGAAAGAAACGGTACGTATGCTTACAATGTAAGCGGTTTTCCTGTGAAACAATTGCGTGCAAACTTCTTTTCTGAAACGGGTGGAAACAATGCAAGCGTTAAATTTCAAGTAGCAGCCAACTAGATAAGGGGCCAACTTCTCCACCATTTGGTGATTATGTACTTGTCTCCTTTTATTGGAGGCAAGGCTTCATGCAGGGTCTTAGGGTTGACTTTACCGTTGCGGTATAGATTACTCCAAAACACAACAGTGCCCTCTTTGGGCTTGAATTTACGATTTAAACGTTTGAAGTAAGTTTCGCCGCCTTCTTCTACGTCGTTTAAATAGACCATCGTTGTCCAAGTGCGTTGCCCCATCCATTCCGTGTAAGTTTTGAACTCCGCTGTTCGAGGATGAAAATAATCATTGTGTTCCTTATAGTATTCGCCGGGTTTGTATTTTTGCCCTTGCAAAGCTTCCCCAAGGAAAAAATCTAAATCAAGAAGCCTTCCAAGCCTTTCATTTACCTCAATCACAACTGGATCCGTGAAGGAGTGCAGATTTGCTGTACTACTGGTGCGATAAGATCCCACAAGGCCGCTGTCAGTTGGATCCGCAACTGTTGAGCGTTGTTTTTCTCTATCAATAAGAGCTATCAACTTTTTGCATTCTTCTGTTGTCAAGAAATTATCTAGAACGTATAGAGCAACCTTGGAGCCCAACGGAGCATGATTAATTGCCTTTGTTGGTTTTGGGCGATCATATAAATATTCGTAATCAATGACTTCCGGTTCTTCTTTGAAATTTGCCGCTTTTATCAGCATTGAAATCTCCGTTTTTTCTACATTGTGCTCTTCCAGGAAACGTATGATCTGTTTTTTGCTGACCCCAGAGCAGGCACTGGCGATCATGTGGCGAAGCACTAATTCAATGTCCATTCTGTGGGTTGTTGTTGGTTAAAATGTTACAGGATTAAATGAGTATCGGCAAGTCATGCCATCTGTATTGTTGATAGCCCTTGTCTTTGCCGGCTCATACCTGGTAAGCTTCCTGACCTTCAATTACCGTTCTAATCGACATGAATCATCAAGATGGGAAAGCTTTTTTAAACCAGTACGTCACTGAACGACTGCCTGCATTCGCCCCCAGTGTGTTTGAGGATGGCCCAGATCTACCTTCATTTGCAACGGATATCCGAGGCATGGCGGCTCAACCGCACCGCGACATGGTTTAAATAATTGCTGCTAGAATTAATCCAGTATTGGACGGCCAATGAACTCGGAAGTTTCGGGACTGCCCATGGATGCGGAGTTTCAAATTCATGCCGCAGCCCTGTATGCCAGAGATCTTGACCGTGATGAGCTTGAAGAAGCTTTTATTGATCTCTTCCATCAAAAGATGATCGATCGCCAAATGTTCTTGAGTATTCTCAAGGATCATGGCATTGACGCTGATATCAACCTCAAATTCCTAACCGAAAGCCAAATTTCTTGATCCCATGGCCACCACTAACTACGCCATCAAAGGCACACTTGATACCGGCTCCGTAAAAGCTCTTGATGGCGGTACCCTTGTCACTTACTTGGGGCACAACCCACCGGCCGGTGATCGTGGTTTGATGACACGTTTTTATAGGCTGACTTCTAGCGCCACCAACGGTACTCTCAGCTTTACGATTGACCGTTCAACCGGTGTGGAATCCATTAAATTGTTCCGTCAAAATGGCACCGCTTTGGTGGTTCCATCTGGCTACACATCTTTTGGTGACATTATCAAAACTGGCAAGGGTAAAGGCGTTGTAGGTGCCACCACTTCTGGAGCGGGTCAGGTGTATATTGTGATGCTGACGTTCGAGGGGTATAGCGTTGAGTACAGCGGAAGCGCCAGAGTCGCCTAACGAAGAACAGGTTTCTTCTTTTTTAAATCAATACGGAATCAAGCTAATAGTTTTTTATACCAGCATGCGAACCCATGTCGGTATGGAGATGTATCGTCCATACAAGGATGGTTTTGATAAAGAATGGCGTATTGGTTTTGCTAGTTCTAAGATGTTTGGGCGGCGTGTGGGTCCTGGGCTGCGAGTTACAAAAGAAGATTGCGTTAAACAATTAGTCGAGGATTTGAAGCCTTTTGCTGAATTAGTAGAGCATTACGTACAGATGCCTTTAAACGATAAGCGTAAGGGGGCTATCTTGAGCTATGCGCACAGCATTGGCATCCCTTCATTCAAAGAATGCCGTTTACTGGAGTTAATCAATAAACGCGCTTCAAAAAATGACATCATCCGGGAGTGGTCGCCTTATATCAATCCAATTTATCGCCACAAAGCTCCATTTTTACTGCAGCGCCGCCGAGCGGAACTCAATATGTTCTTGGCGCCTGACAAAGAAATCCCTACGCTGTATAAGCATAAATGCAAGTTAAAACAGTGTTTGCTTAACGTAGCAGAATGCTACAACCAGACCCCGAACCAGATTAAGGCGATGGAGTATTTGGAGCGGAAGCTGGTGGAATGGGATCAGAATGGGGAGGTTCTTCGTCGATTTTGGCGGATTTGGAATACTGTTCCAGGAGGTATGGACTCACCACGGAATTTTTTGAAGTCAATTGATCCAGAAAATCAATCAACTGAAGCTCAGGGGTAAAATGGTAAAGAAGCTCGTCGTAGTCCATTTGTATTAGTATTCAGGATTTAGGCCCAATATCTAGTGTTTTGGCCCAACGTTTAAATGCAATTTTCAAAAGGATCAAGTAACCAATTAAATCCATTATGACATCTTCATCATTACCAAGCAGCCCAGCCCCCTTCTGAATTCGATTTAATTTATCATCAATCCGAACCAAAAGCTGTTCTACTGCGGAGGCATGGCTAAAGATACGCGCAGGATTCAAAGCAGAATCACCATATTTTTCGTTTTTGCTGAGCAATAATTCTTTAACTTCGTCGCAAACGCTGGCAATTTCAAGCTGGGTTTCGGTGGACATCTGCGTTCAGTGCTGTCAGAATATATTACATGAAACCACAAGGAAGTCAAGGATACGGTGTTGACAACCGTTATCGCGGCATGAAACCAGCGCAGGATAATAAAACTGGGCAGCAATTTTTAAATCAATACGTGCAACAAAAACGGCTTGCCGATAAAGATCCCATTGGTGACCAGCGCCAGCAGCAGGGTCGTGTCATCATGCCTGCCATGGGGGGCACCGTAGCTGTTAGTGATATGCCGAGCAATATAACCAATACAGACGCGCAAGCCAGTTATCGCAACCCTTTCCGGGCTCGACATTTTTAGCAAATTACGGCCCCCAATTCAGAAAATACTTCCTTGAAACGAGTGGCCTGATCAAATCCGTATTCAAGTCGGGGTAAGTAGACAAAATAACCCCAAGTCAAAGGTGTTCGAGAAAATTCAAAAGTCCTTCCATGTATAAAGTATGGTCGGGTTTTTGGTATGCATACAGGATAGTCCCAAATTTGTTGGCAAGTACGAAGAGTTTCGTGGTTTGTGGCGTACATAATTGCTTCCGGCACATTACGCAATTTCCATTCACGCTCCAAACGTAAGAACCACGCTTTTGCTGGAGAAGACGAATTGCTACCGCTATGCAAACCCCACCGGTAAGTGCCTCGTATTTTGTTCCAAGAGCAACGCCCGTAAGTTGGTGGAAACATATAGGTAACTCCACACCAAGGCTCTTCAATATTCAAGCCATCTTCTTTGGGTGTATAGATTTGCTTGGCCTTGAGAAATTCATTATTGGCTCGTTCGGTAGTGCAAGGATCCAAGTCAATGTCACCAAGCACTGCATCGATGTACGGTAAATAATCGACAGGTGTCAACCAATCAGTATCCAATGAATAAACGTGAGAAGCTGCCTTGTATCGCGCATACTTTAAACTTGGCGGAAGCTTTAGTACCATTTATCAAAGAAACAACGGGGACTTTTCTTGTTCAATTTTGTAGTTAATCAAGCGCATTTGCTTTGAATCTTGAATAATAAATAGTGCACTTTTGCCGGGTACAAGGGCTTCTGCTTCTACGATGGCCTTGCGCATGACTTCAGCTGGGCCCTCTTGTTCTTCTGATTTAAAATCATGTTGAGCTTGAAGCAATGCCGGCAACGTCAAATAGAATGCTTGGTTTTCTTGCTCTGCCTCTGGCATGTAAATCAATGCCCCAGGGCCTTCATTAGAATACATTTTTAAGTAATGTTCCGCCATGTCCACACAAATCCTTTCCAGAACAAGTTCCGCCATCTTTTGCTCTGTTTCGGAAAGCGTAGTAAACAGTAGCTTTGAAACTTTTTGATTCCTGTCTTTATCCAAGGGTTTGGCTCCCAACTGGCGACATCATAGCAAGGGCGCGTTGCTGTTCCAACTCCTCTCGCGTAAATTTGACAAAATGCCCCAGACCAGAACGTTTCAACGTTTCACGAATTCTTGGCAATGGTTGATAGATAACAACCATTTTCTGCATGTTTCCAATTTTTTTGATTAGCTTCCCGTTTTCATCGCGTAACTTCATGATTTCATTTTGCCGCAGTAAATATTCAGCTACGCACCTGTAACGGCGTTTTGTTGCCAGGTCAATATCGGGAAACCGTTCACAAATGGTGGCTGGTTTCATATCGCTGAAAGTAATTCGTATTTGATCTGCCAATGAGAGGCCCAGAACAAGGTCATTGCTGCTGGTTTCGTAAGTTTTTACCAGCTCCAAGTAACGACGTAAATCAAAATCCTCAAAACTGCCTGACGGCGGGATAAACATTTCGACTTGTTGAGCCAAGGACGATACGAGTTTCTCCTCATAGTTTTCTACCGTAACCTCGTCAATATCCAGCTTATTGAATCTATAACTAAGATATTGATGCCGTTGTGGATCAGGTTCGTCCAAAAGATCAAGACCATCTAGGGAATCCTCTTCATCTGACAGTAGGTCAATCACGGAAAAATTGCTTTGTGACAGTAGCTTAACAATTTTTCTGCGTTTTGGAAAGGGCTTTGGCCGCCCATTGTTGTTCATGCTCTATGGTGAGGACCCAGATTTGGTAATCCCTTAATGGTTCCATGTCCTTGAAATTCTCTGGCTTTGGTCTATTGCCGTAATTGCAAGCCTCCCATAAGGCCTTGGCCATGTTTTTTTGTTGGTTGGTCATAAGGTATTCCAACGCCTTGGTGGACAATGATTCCAAAAGTGCGCTAAACTCCTGCTTAAACGGACTGCTGCTATGAAAAAGTCTTTGACTTGGGCCGAACTTCTTTTGGTTTTGGTTTTGTTCCCCCCTGGTGTGATTGGCATTCAACATTTGTACGGGTTTGTTTCGGATAGAATCAGCATAGAAGTGCATGTCAAGAGGTAAGCATCATGGGTGGTAGTTCTCCGAGCCCCCCAACAATTGTGATGAGCCCACCGCCACCCCCTCCAACGGTTTATCAAAATAAAAACCCTAAAGAGGCCTACATTGCTTTGGCGGATTACGGAAAGCGTTTGTATGATCAAACGCAAGCCGCTATTGCAGAATCAAATGTCATAGGCGGAACCCCTGAGCAAATTGGCCAGCGCCAACTGGAGACTGAAGCCCGGTCTGCAGCAGCTTACGCCAGTAGCTTACCCCGAGCGGCTTCTGCTTCACTGAAACAGGTCTCAGCAGATTTGTTGCAAAAAGCAAAAGATCGTGCTGCCGCTGGTCCCCCGCGCAGTGCAGGGACTCCTGATTACGTGCCCCCATCTTGGGTGTATGGTCAGACCGCGCAAGAAATTAAAGATTCGCAAAAAACAGGGTAACTTTTAACAAAAGTTTTCATCGGTAAGATCAAAGGTGCAGTTATAGGTTTCTTTTAATACGTCATACGATTCAATAGGTAATAGGACTACGGATAGGCCTTCGTCTGTAGTGATTTGATAATGCACTTTGTCATCAACTACGCGAGCAATAATCTCGTCAAAATACTCTTCAAATTGGTCCAAGGAAATGTGTTCCATGGGAAGTGAACGGCTGATGACAGCCTAGCAGGTAGGGTTTTATCTCACGGTACCAAAATCAAGGGATGCGGTGACCGGCCCGGTGACTGCATCAAAATCCAATCGATCGATAACCCCTTCCGTAACATACCGCCAATCGGTAATTGATGTTTGCATTGTGATGCTGTATGTTGTTTCCAGGTAGCGAATATCGTTTGTGATCAAAAATATATATGTACCTGGATTTAATTGAGTAGTATTGTAATCACTTAATGGAGTGTCATCTCCTTCGTCATAATTAAGGCTGGCCTGATTGCACACAAAACCATTATCATTAATTGGCAACTCCCTGCGATGGTTTCCGCCTTCAACAACATAAATGGATAGTAAAGTATTTCGATTTGTATTAGATGTGTATGCAAATTCGCTATAATCCTGTACAAATTGTACGGATCTGGAACGATTTAGTGTAAATGTATAGAAGGTGGTTTGGATTCGGCTGTTGCCGCCATGCGTATTTTTTATATTAATGCTACGGTAAACGTTATCAAAACTACCAATATCAATTGCAGAGTTTAAGTTATCACCCGGCCTTGGTGGCAATGGTGTTGAACCAAAAATGCCAGTAGAGCCATAAGCCGTTGGCCCTGAGCCACCAACAGGATAGCTTTCAACAGTTCCAAGATTAAAAAATCCAAAATTCTCCGGGAGGGTAGCAAGAAATCTGGTCATTTTTTTATTCTTCTAGTTGATTAATTCTAGCGAACTCACCAAAGTATTCTAAGGCAGCTTTGTTATAGGCTTTTGCGGCTTCTATCTCGTTAACAAAGCAACCAAGAAAAATTTTTTTGCCTTGAAACATTATTTTTGCATGCCATTTGAAATCTTTTTTATTCCAACCAACCCCCTTATAAATGCTGCTGCACTTTTTGCCGCCGTAACATTGTGTTTTTTTACTGTTTGCTAGGTTTTCTCCAGGTGTAGCCAACCGAAGTTCCAATGGGTCACCTGTTCCGTTGACGTGATCTACTTGATATAAACCTGGGTCTTGTTTTGTTTGCAAAAAGTACACAATTCTATGCGTTCTGTATATCCTTGGTTTATCTGTTTTTATACTTACATGCCAGTATCCACCTAATTTTTTTGTTCCTACAACGTCGTTAACCTTGATGCGATTTGCTCTAGGGGACTTCCACCGCAGACCACTTGGCGAGTCAATAGAAATTACAAAAAGTTCTTGAAGCAGCTCCAGCGGAGGGAGCGGCTTGTATGCTAATTTAGTCATGTGACCTGTTGTGAGGTTGCCAGGGGCAGGGAGCGCGAACTCCGCTGTCCCACAATTTTATCACAAGTTTGAATACAGCCCGTTGGTTCGACCGCTGGCTTGATAGCGCTCTTCCATAAGTTTAGCACGCTCGGGATAGCAGCCTTCGCCTTCCATTGTTTCAATCAATTCGTAGCTAAGGCGCTTTTCAATGCAGCGGCGTTCGTTATCCGCTTCTTCCCTGGTGTTATACGGTTCCGAATAGATTACTTCCGCACCGATGGACACCCACGCAAAATAACGTGGATTGGGCACGTGATATGCCGTAGCCAGTGTTTCAGAGCGTTTTGCTGTGGGTTTGAAAGATGTTGCCATAACTTAGATCTATTGTAGTGATTTTTGTGTTGGGGGGTTCAGGTTTAATCCCAAACACCTTCAGATGCGACGGGTTACAGCATAGCGCAGGACAGCCTTCTTGGTGGGCAATCCGTAGCTTACCCGTGTAGCCCCGCGTAACCCAAAAAGCCACCCTAGCAGCTGATTGACTTTTTGTACTGTGAAATGGAGAGGGAAAATATGCGATGGTTTCTGTTTCATTTTTTCGCGTGGCGCCCTTCCAAAGCCAGCAATCATTTGGTCCTTTAATATCAACTTTTTCCCAAAAAGCTTTGATAATCCAGTAATCTTTCAGCTTAAAGTTCTTAACATTTAGTTCACATCTCCCGACCTTGATTTCCTCAACGCAATCCAGACATTCATGCATCCGTCCAAAGTTACCAATGTGACCTACGCTACCTTCTTTGTGCCAAGGGCAGGTCGTCTTTACGGAATCCAGCTGTAGTTGCTGATGCTTGCCTAGCTCCTCCCTAAATTTCCCACGAATTTTGGTTAAGTTTTGTTGCAAAACGCTTGAATTTTCAATTTCCACCGAAGGTCTCCCCCAAGCAAATCCTGCGAACCACATGGTAGCGCATGTTGTAGTGCCGAGCAAGAGCAGCAGCTGTCCATTTCCGTGGGTCCTCGGCTTTCAGCTGCCGAATCTCCGCTATCAACTCTGGGCTTAGGTTACCGCCCTTCCTTTTGTTGTCTTCGAGCTTCACATCACTCCTGGTGCCGAAGTAATAGTGCTCAGGGTTGATGCACCACTGGGACTTACAGGCGGCCTTGCGGACGGCTACAGGTGCCTCTGCGGTGGCGAATTGGTTGATTAGCGCAAGGACAAGGAAGCGAGCATTCTTGCCCTTGTAGTAGGGAACCAAACGATTACCGCCGCCCTCAAAACCCTTGAGGACTAAGTGCTTACGGGATTTGACGCACCAGCACTGACCGGGGGCCGCCACCGTTTGGAAGTGGGCCATGGCTTCGGCAACGTAGAGAGCGTCTTTCCTGGTGAGACCGGAGAGAAGAAAAACCGACCAAAAATCGGTTGCGTAGGTATCACCAACTAAACGCATCGCTAGGGGTTGGTATGGGATATGGGTAGCGTAGGGCAAAAAGCAAGTTGTGTCAACGGGTTTGAATTTACTGATATTAAATTTCTGGATACCCTTCCTTTTATTTCTTATAGAAGCAGCTAGGGGTGGAACAGTGTGTGTAACATTTGTGTGTAAATTTTTCCGGCCCCCAACTGACACACAAATATGACACACAGTGTTCCACCCCTAACCGCTACACGGGGAAACAAAATGACCCCAAACCATCAACTCACTATCAGTAACTTCAAAACCTCGCCCCTGACAGCGTTTTGCTGCCCTAGCCCATGCAAGACCCCTGCACCCCTAACGATTTTGACCGTTTTTCAGGGGAGTTAGGGGAGTTATTTGTGTGTCAATTGCCCCTTTCAGCCCTCTTCTACCCCGCTTTTGCCCTCGGTTTTGGCTGTTCCGGGTTTCAGTGCCATCTGGTCAAACGTCTCCGCATACGAGGTTGCGCAATGGTGTACGTCCGTCAACCGGCAGATCGCTTGACTTGGCGTGCAGATCCGGTAGGTCAAATGCCCACCACCATCTACGTATTGTTCTATCGTTGTCCCGTTTTTCAAAGTAGAGATCAGTTCCACAGCGGTTGTAATCATTGCCGGTGATACAATTATAGGAAAAGGTAAAGTTAAAATCGTGGCCGGCAATCCTTATACACTTGAAAATATGCTTGGACGAGGATTTACACGTTTTTTTGGGCCCCCAGCGAATCCAAAGGGTGTCAGTGACTATCACCCCACTACAGGGGCTCTTTATAGGGCTCGTGCAGGTAGTGGACCAAACTTTGGTAATCTTCCCGCCAGTGCAAGGCAGATCATGCAGTATCCCGAAGGTGTGCCTACGGGGCTGGGTGGGGGCAATGCAGGCGCTTATATTCCCACAATCCGGGGGCAAGCTCCGGCTGCACCGACCCGTGGCCAAGCTCCCGTTGCAGGTGCCGGACCCGCTGGTGTCAGCCCGAACACTATTGTCCAAGGTCAAGACGGTATCCCCGACGAATATCGCCAACGCCTCAACGCCTACAACAACCAAGCAACCCTTGCCCGTCAAGCCCTCCAAGGCTACGATCCGTCTAAAGGCCCCATCCCCGGTGCCGCTCAAGAAGCCCGTGACCAAGGCATGGACATCTGGAAAGACTTCTACGCCGGAAGCAAAATGGCTCAACCCGGTGGCGCCGTTGGTACGTTCAACCCACTGATGCAGGCACGTGGTGACGTACCGTCAATGGAAGAACTGTGGAAGGGTGTCGGTGGCGGCGCACCTACCGCCGGTCCCAGCAACGATGCAATCAGGGCTGCGATGGCAAGTGGGCAGTATTATGCACCATCAGGCGGTCCTAGCCCGGTCTCCGGTTTTGACACGAGCTTCAACCCTGCAGCGGAGGCCCAAGAGCAACAGTTCAAAACAGCAGAACAAGCCGGGGTGGGAACAGAATCATCTACCGCATTGCAGCGTGCTGGGGATTTTCTGCAAAACATGAAGCTAACCGGTTTAAATTGGGGCAGCTACAACTTCCCTGGCCGTGATTATGCCGCCATGCAGAAAAATATGGTTAACAACCGCAATGATTACGCCGTTTACTTTGGCGGCCCCGAATAACAATTTCAAATAATTTAACCATTTCTTAACCTGCGCACGTAACATGGCCTCCTATTACGCCGAACAATTTTCTGGAGATAACTACTTCGGCCAATCTGGGACCGATATCCCCTCCTTCGGTGTTCAAGGCGGCTACGCAGGTGGTTCTAGTACAGATGTACCCCCATACCTTGGTGGTTATGTTGCCAACGCACCAGCTCCCGGCGTGGGTGGCAGCCCCGGCCAACCCTTCTCTCGGGACTTAATCGATAAACTGTCACTCCCCATCACACAACCACCCAAAGATTTTCTTAATAATTTTCTGAACAAACAGCAGCAGCAACCGCCCGGTAACCTGCAAGCCTCCCTTCCCTCCTTTGACCTGATTCCCGACATAGATTCACCAATCGTCGATAAATGGATTCAAGATTTCAATGCAAATCCGGCCTCCAAACCTTACCCAAGGCTTAAACCTGGGGAACTTGAAAGAAGAATTAAACAACTACGCAATTCTTTACTGCCTCCGGCCTAACCATGCCGACTCATCTCATCCAAAGCTGGATCGCAGAACTTGCCAAGAAATTGCGTAATTCTGACTCCTATTCCGATTGGGATTTCGGCATGGAACCCATCCCTGGGGATAAAACATGGTCAAATTTTGACCAACAATGTAGAATAGAAACATCAGAAAATAACGAGTAGCAGCAGTGTCGCAAACAAAAGCACAACTTCTTGATGGCAGTGTAGTTTCTGTTTCATTTGGCGCAGGCAGTGCAGCAGCACCCAGCATTAACTACTCCGCAAATAGTACGACTGGTATTTATTTTCCGGGTTCGGGGCAGCTAGCTATCTCAACTAATGGGACGCAGCGACTAACAGTTGATACCGCAGCAACTACTTCAACCCTGCCTGTAGTTCATCCCCTTGGAGCAGTCGGCACCCCGTCGATTACCTTCACTGGCGA